CTCTAGCCGGCGCTGCCAGCCAAAGGGGCTTTCGTCACTCCGATGGCGGAGAGCGCGTCGGACACAGCGCCGATGATCGAACCGATGTCGGTGGGCAGGCGCATCACATCGCCGGGCGTCACGTCATGTCCGCCGCCGCGCAACAGCGCCGCCGCCAGCACCGCCAGATCGTTGGCGTTGACGGAGGTGAGTTTCTTGCCGAGGTCGGCGAGGTTCTTGATGCCGAGTCCGCTCTCGATTTCGCTGAGCGCGCCGAGCGTAAGCCGCATCACGAACTTCTCGCCATTCGCGACGAGGCTGGATGCGCCTTGGGTGTTTGTGTTGGTCATGGGTTATCTCCTTGTTAATGGCGCCGGCGGACAATCCGCCGGCGGAGGTTTTTCTGAGGGATGCGACATGTCGGGCATCAACCACACCAAGCGGTTACAATGGTTGGCTTACGTCACCATTGCGGCGGGCGCTCTTGGCGTGCTCAATTCGTTCTATGGTCGGATGCAAACAGGCGCATTCGATCACGCTTCGGTAGAGGCATCGCTCGGCATAGCACTCATCGGAGTATTGGCGAGCATGATCGCCAAAATTCTCATGCAGCTTGGCAACCGATTGAACGAGCTGTCCGCTGACATGAAGCCGAAAGCTAATCAGCCGTGAACGTAATCGCGCCCGCGCTGGCGAGCGTGAGGCTGACGGCGAGTTCGCCGTCGTATTCGCCTTTGTATTGCAGGGCGCTGATCTGGAACGGACCGGCAACCGTGCCGAAGCTTGGGATCACGATCTGAAAATCCGTGAGCGCCTGCGCGAAGAAGGCGGTGCGCAACGCGGCGTCCGACGCGGCGTCCTTGAACACGCCGGAACCGGAAATCTGCGCCGACGCGACGCCGCCGCCCGCCAGCAGCTCGCGCCACTGGTTGGCGGAGTCGGCGTTGGTGACGTCCACCGTCTGCGCGTTGAAAGCCAAGGTGGTGGAGCGCAAACCCGCCACGGTGGTGAAACTCTCCGTCTCGGCGCCGTCGCCGATCTTGATCAGCATATCTTTGCCGCGTTGTGCGGACATGGGTGAAGCTCCTCGATTTGTTGTGGTTGAGAAAAGCGAATAGTGAGTAGCGAATGGCGAATGGAACTATTCGCCATTCGCCCACTACTGCGGTTCCAGCACCGCTCTGAACTTCAGCGTGGCGCGGTAGGTTTCGCCGTCGTCGGCGCGGGTGAAGGCGGCGCCCTGGTAGCGGATGTCGATGAGCGTCTGGCCCGAAGGCGCGAGCGATGCGCCGTCGAGAACCGCGCGCACCGCATCGGCGATCGCTTTGGATTCCTTGTGACCGCCGCCTTGCGACCACGCGTCGATGGTGACGATGTGCTCGCTGCCGCTTTCGGTTGCCGTGTCCCAGTTGGTTTCGGCGTCGTCGCCGATCACCGCGTAGGGAAACGTAGGCGCTTGCGGCACGGCGTCGTAAAGCCGCGCGCCGATCAGCGATTGCAGCATGGCATCCGCCGACAGCGCGCTGAAGATCGCCGTCTGCAGGCTGAAGCTGGCGCCGGTCATTGCAGTTCCTCGCAAACCAGAGTGATGAATTGCGCCGGATCGCCTTCGTCCAGCACCGCCTCGATGCGGAACAGCCGCGCGCCAACGACGACGCGCATACCGGCCTGGGTGTACGCGTTGCGGCGCATGATGAGCCGGGTCGCGACGCGCGCTTGCGGTGCGTCGGCCGTGAGACTGTCGCTCGCCGATTGCGGGACGATGCGTATCCAGCTGCTGCCGATGGCGTTCCACGACGGCGTTCCACCGCCGCCGCCATCGGGCGTTGTCACGCGCGTGTAGAGCGTGGCGCGTTGCCTGAGCGATCCGAGCATTTCTTCCATCCAACAAACATTGTGATGGCCCGATTTAATCGGGCCAACCAGCGGGGACGCGTCTGCATCCCCAATGACTCTTTCGCGCGCGCCGACGCGCGCTTGCTGGGTGGCGCGGTCAAGCCGGGCCATGACAATTCTGGTTTAAGTTTTGCGTTAGAGTTTCACGATGCGATACGGCGCCAGCAACGCCAGCGCTTCGAGCGGGAGGTCGCCGCTGGTGTCGCCGCGGTTGGCATAGGCGTTGGCGACGAGCTCCAGAATGGCCGCGCGGATTTGCGCGGGGACATTGGATTCGGCGTCGCCGTAACCGGCGGTGAAGGCGATCTCGATGGCGTTCAGCGCGCGCAAGTTCACCGGCAATGTCACGCCGGGTTTGAGCGCGATGCGCGCGGGGTTTGAGGCCGCGTCCACCTGATAAAGAGAAGAATCGAGAACCGTTGCCGCATCGTTCGCGGCGTAGGTTGTGATCGTGCTGACCGCCTGCAACGGCGGCAACGGAATCTCGATCCACCCGGCGCATGGCCATGCGTCGAGCAAACATGTCCAGCTCTGCGTGAGGAACGCGCGGCCCGTGTGCCATTCGGCGCGGGCGCGGGCGGCGCTGATGAGCGTGCCGATCAGCGCATCGTCGTCCGTGGTGTCGACTTTGAGGTGCGCCTTCGCCTCGTCGAGCGTGACGGGCTCGAGCGTGGGCGGGGAAACGAGTTGGAGAGGCATTTTTTGCTCCGCAAAGCGAATAGCGAAATCGCGAATAGCGAATAGGGGAAGAATTTCTATTCGCTACTCGCTATTCGCCATTCGCGCCTTAGGAAACCGCGAACTTCAGCAGCTTGATGGCTTCGAAATTCTGCACGCCGCCGCCGACGCGCTTGGTGGTGTAGAACAGGATGTACGGCTTGGCGCTGTACGGATCGCGCAGAATGCGGATGCCGACGCGATCGACCACGAGATAGCCGCGGCGGAAGTCGCCGAACGCCATGGCGTAGCTGTTCGCCGCGATGTCCGGCATGTCTTCCGCTTCCGCGACCGGATAACCCAGCAGCGTCGCGGGTTGCCCCGCGCCGGCGCCCGGTGCCCAGACGTAATTGTCGTCGCCGTCCTTGAACTTGCGCACGACGCTTTCGGTCTTGCGGTTCATCACCCAGGTGCCGTTGGCGCGATAACCCTGCTTCGGCGCATAGGCCAAGTTGATGAGCGCATCGGTGGGATCGCTCGATGCGAACGCGCCGGCGGCGCCGGACGCGATGTAGCCGAGATTGCCCCACGACCATGACGCATCCGCGACGTTGGTGTAGCTGAGGAAACCGGTCGGCTGGCTGGAGCCGGTGCCGTTGACGAACGCGGCGCCTTCCTGCTCGGCGAACACGATCTGCACTTCATTGGCGAGCCACGCTTCCATGTCCACTTGCGCATCGTCGAGCAGCGGCTGGGTGGCGGCGGGCATCGCGTACAATTCCATCGCGGGGAAATCGATGGCCGCGATGGTGGGTGCGCCGGTTTGCGAGATGGAGTCGGTTTCGCCGACCCAGCCGCTCGCCGCTTCCACCGTGGTGATCGGCTTGCGATAGACGCTACCGCTGATCTGCTGCACCGTCGCCAGAGCGCGGATCGGTGACGCCTTGGCGAGAATGCGGTCGATGGTGCTGGCGATCTCCAGCGGCACGACATAGCCGCCTTCGCTGTTGGCGCCTTCGCTCGCCGCGGCTTTGCTTTCCAGCGCGGCGGCATCGCCCTTGCGCATGTAGCGGTCGAACGCCTTCTTCTCGCGCGGGAGTGCTTGCGATTTGCTTTCGCCGCCGAGGACCGGGCGCTGGCCCGCGAGCAGCAGATCGTCGATCGTCTTCTGCTGTGCATCGAGCGCGCGGTTGATGCGGTCGACCTTCTCTTCGCTGACGACATCGTGCCCGCGCTTTTCGATCTGCGCCAAGCGCGCGTCGTTGGCGTCCTTGAACGCCTCGAAGGCACTGAGGAATTCGCCGAACGCATCTTTGATCTCGCGGTTCGCCGCGCCGTCTTTGGTTTCCAGTTCCATGTTTTCTCCTTGTTGTTTAGTTTTCCTCCCCCGCCATTGCGGGGGAGGTGCTGAGCGAAGCGAGGCGGAGGGGGTGGCTGCGAACGTGAAATTCCTCCGCCGCCCCCTCCGTCACGCGCGAACGATGTTCGCGCGTGCCACCTCCCCCGCTCTCGCGTGGGAGGAAAGTTCTGTGCGAAACACGCGCGCGACTTTGCGTATCTCGCGCGCCGCGTCGTTCTTCGTTCCGATGGCCGTGACATGACTTCCAATCAGCAG